TAGTCTGCGCCAGCGGAAATTAATCCGCCGGCGTTTTGGTTGAGGAACGTTCCAGCCGCCCCAGCCAAGCCGGACCAAAATCCACCAGAACCGGCTGCTGGGGCAGCCGTGCTGGGGGGGGTCGGCAAGCCGAGCCAGTTAGTTACCAGCGGCTTTGCAACGCTGACGACTTTTTTGGCGACTTTCTTGAGTGCCTTTCCTATCTTGCTGAAGAATCCCATTAGAAATGATCCATCATGCCCGGGACGGAATAAACCGGCATCGGGCGGGCACATTGGAGATCGAACCACACATCGAGCAGAAAGTGAGGTTCGCCTGGTACGGCCACTACGCGGCCTACGGGCGGCTTTTCCTCGATAAATGCCTGATTGAGTAGCGGCAGCGTGCCGAACTCAGAGGCAAGGTGCCATATGTCGATAGGCGTCTCGCAGGCGGAGTTGAAGGAGCCAGTCACTCGGGACGGTTTATAGCGATATTCGGCATATCTTTCCTGATATCCGAAGGCTTCCGTGTTGGCGGAGTTTCCCGCTTGCCAGAGGATTTCCTGATTGAGCACGGCTTGCTCGCCCAAATGTGCGAGTGCCGGCCAGTAGAAATCATAGCGGGTCTGGCGGGACCACATTCTTTCGATCCCTTGTTGATACGTAAGGTCTGCACGTACGTTGCACAGCCCGATGATAACGCCATGCTCAGTAAAAGACTTGTCAAAGCCAGCACGGTTAACCACGGTCCCGACGCCGGCAAGCTCGCCCTGCGCGACGTCCGCGTTATGGAACGTAGCAGCCACCGGGTTGATATTGATACGAGTAGAACCGCCGCCCAGGTACTCGGGTCTTTGAAGACGTGCATCATCGGACCGGACTCCAAAATGTGAAAGGATGATTTCGATATAGCGGGTACCACCGCGGGCGTCGCGTTCCAGGAGCTTCTGAATTTGAACGGCAGAACGGAGGTCATTGATGGTTGCTCCGGTTTCTGCGGCCAGGTCGACCGCCAGACCGGACATAAGCCACGCTTCCCCAAAGGGTGGTTCGTTGAGGTGTTCCAGCTCTTCTTCCTGATCGGGACGGAGCACGGCGAAAGCCGGAGCAGCTCCGACAGGAATCATGACGGCTGGGCCTTTCTGTGGCCAAGGCAGGCAGGAGGTAAAGTAATCGTGGCGCTTGCCACGGCGGCACATCTGTGCGAGTGAATTGGAATCCGGGCCATTCGTCAGCGGTACAGGTTCGGGAAGCGCGAGGTTTTCATCGCGGAACCATTCGTTATAAATCAGGTTATAGGCCCGGAACGGGAGGGCCGACACGCTCATCGTGAGTGGTGCGGTTGGTGACAGCGGCAGCCCGAAGTATTGGTAGAGCTGGTAGGGATATTTGTCAGCCGTAATGTTGACCTGTGGAACGGTCAACGCGGAATTGTCCTCGTTTGGCGTGGAGCGTTCGCCCATGAATTTTTGCCAGTTGTCCCAGACGAGGCGGTAGGGAACGAAGAAGTAGAACGTCTCGTAATAGAGATTGTCCATGATCGGACGGAGCGGCGTGGAGAGCCGGGCGAAGGAGGTTTCTTTGAGGTGGAACGAATCGCCGGGCAGCACTTCATCGACGTAGATGGGAACAAGGTCCCCTTCATCGAAGGTAGTCTTGAGTGCGTGAGAGCGATCGAAGCGAGAACGCTCGATGTCGGCTCCGGGAGTGTTGGAGAAATGCTGTTGAGCCGTCATTACAGACGGCTGCTGAAAGTATGCTTCACGCATTTGCGGGTTCCTCGATTTTGGGGGCGAAGTGTTGAATGAATTGTTCGACAGAGTACACGGGGCATTGTGCCCAGGCCAGCATATCGGGGTTTGCGTCCCGGTATTCGCCAACGACGATGACATAGGATTTCAGTGTATCGTCGGATTTTTCTGCAAGCTCGCGAAGCATATTCGCGAAGTCCGGACGTTCCATCGTAAACATGGGGGAACGTTGTCCGAAGGTTGGTGATAGAAGTTGAGCAACGATTTTCATATCTTGTAGCCTCGAAGGTTTGATTGAGCACGGAGATTGATTTCCTTTCCCCGGTATCCTTCCCGAAGTTGGACCCGTTGCTCCGGGTCCATTGTCCGAATGTATTCGGATCGCCTGTCCTTGAGAGCTTCGAATTCCATCGCATGATCTGGCCTCGCGAGGTATGCGCGGGGCACTGGTATTTTGCGGCCATCGACTGTGACGAAGCCGTTGCGTGCGATGTCATCGGAGTATTTGTTGAGCCAGCCATAGCCGATACCTGGGCGGCTTGACTGAAGGTGGAAGGAATCTTCCTTGTCATCCTTGAGCATGTAACCGGCTGCGTAGAAACACGCTTCCGGTGTGGCGTCTTTAATCATGATAGAACCCCAGCCCCATGCGGTCTGGATTTTCGGGTTCGTCCAATTGTCGACGCCAGTGACCACAGAGCCATGCCGGAAATCGTTTCCGAAGAATATGGCGTGATAGTGTGGTCGGTTGGTTTGGGTTCCGTATTCGCCACAGGCGAAATAGCGGATTGTTTCGCCAGCTTTGCGCAGGCGTTTGAAGAAGTCCTGTAGGTGCTTCTTGTTGAGTGTCGGGGGTGCAGGGTCTGAATAGGTCAAGGTTACGAAGCAGGATGTTAGATGCTGGGTCGCTTCGTGATGGCACCGAAGCCCCCAGGCCGTTGCTTTGTCCTTTTTGCACCCGAGACACTTTCCGCATGGCAAGGATAGTTCCAGATCAAGATCCGCAGACCGGTGATTGAACACGGCAGGTCGCCTGCCGTTTTCGTTCAGTTCCCGAGAGCGCCATCCTTCCAGCGGGTTGAGACACCCCACGGATCACAGCCTAATTCCGCCGCGCATCGGATGGTAATTATTTTTTTGGTGGACTCGTTTCGCGGACCGCGAAAAGCCCCGATTTGATGCCCTTCCTCGCTTGCTCATAACAGGTTTCCTTGTGGTGTCAGGTTTGCGTATCTGGGTCAAGTCCGGATACGCAAGAGCTTTTTAGCACGGATTTGAGAGTTTGTATATAGGGGGTGCTATAGATTGCGCCTGGAGGCGCTAGGAGAGGGCCATAAAAAAGGGGCCTTTCGGCCCCTATTAAGGTCGCCCACATCCTGTGGACGAAAAGGGGGGGCACACCGGCCCCCCCTTTCACCCCTGCGGTCCGGGGGGCGACCCCGGATCCCCCTTGCTTTTGTCAGCGGTCGCTTTTCTGGCATCTCGTTTTGCCGATGCGACTTTAGGGTAGGCAGCGTAAGCGGCCTCGAGGATTTTCGCGGAAGACGCGTAACGCGTCGAGAGGTCTTGTTGGAATGCGGTCACGTCAGCGTATGCAGCGGGTGACCGAGGTGGTGCCATGTCGCCGGTTGCCATGTAGCGACGTACCACATTGTTGATGTTGACCGCTTCAATGTGCGATTGCTCGGTCATTGATTCACCGGGGCAGTTGAACCGGTAGGGTTCGCGCCAGTTTTTTGGCCGGACGCGGGTAACAGTGTGTGTCATGGGATTGTCCTTTGTGTTGTGTTTCAGTGTTGAGGTTGGTGGAGTTTGTGCGGAGGTATTTGACCGCGCCGGAGGTCATCCAGGACAGCTTTAGCGCCGTGAGTGGCAGCCCCGGATTCTACATTTCGCGTGCCTTCTTCCAGGAGGCGGCGAATTTTTTCGACGAGCCAGTTAGTTGCGGGTTCGAAGGCAGTCACCTTCTTTCCCCGCCAGAGATCCTGCGCGGCCTGCGACCGCGCAGAGCTTGTGCGATGAGCTTCAGTCGCACGTTGCTGGCGAGTGAGGAGTGCCTCCTCCATTGCCCTTGCAGAGTTTGAATTAGCCAGACCGGTATTCGCTTCGATTTGATCGGATAGCTTTGCCAGTTGAGCGGTTAGCCCTTCGGTATAGGCTTTTTCCGATATTGTTTTAGCCTCGATTGCCGAGGAGGTCTTTGTCTGCTGTGCAAGGTTGCGAGATTGTTCGCCAGCGGCGATGGATTGTTGTTTGAGGAGTTCGCGTTCATGTTTAGCCGTAGCGGCCTTTTGGAAAGAACTTCCAGGTTGAGCGGCTTCCGCCGTGAACGAAGATCCACCAGGTGTAGAAGATCCCGCATTCGCGGAAAGCATTGGGTTCAGGCCTGCGGCCTTGAGGTCTGCGACTTCGCGCTGATGCGCGGTATTAGACATCCTTTCCTGGAACTCCATTTGATCCTTTGCGGATTGTGCGGAGGTGGCGTTGGCTGAACTTGTAGCTAGATAGTCTGCGCCAGCGGAAATTAATCCGCCGGCGTTTTGGTTGAGGAACGTTCCAGCCGCCCCAGCCAAGCCGGACCAAAATCCACCAGAACCGGCTGCTGGGGCAGCCGTGCTGGGGGGGG